TCAGTTCACCATTGCGGCTTTTGCTTTTTGACTGGAGCCTTCGGTTGTCTCAAGCGTGGCTTGAAACTTTTCGAATTGCGAGGCCGTATCGATCAACTGCGTGGCGGCGAGTGTTGCCCCACCGACAGCTATACCGGCAGCGCCAGCGGCGACACCACCAGCAACAACGGCACCGCGTACAGCTTTGCCGCCGCCATTTTTGACGTGTTCGATCCCCTTCTTGCCGATCGCCTTGGATCGCTCATGCAGGGCCTTTGTCGCGCGTCTGGTCGCTTGTTCAGCAGCACGCGCTCCCGCCGCGACTTTGTTATAAGCGCTTCGGCCAGCCGATCCGAGCCGGTTCAGCGCGGATACCTGTTTCTCGGTTGCCCTGGTGTTGTTGTCGGCGGCGCTCTTGGATGACTTCGCCCCGGCTTTGGTGGCGGCCGCCGTTTTCTTCTCCGCAGCCATGATCTTGTTCATGACCTTGGTCGCGCGGTCGACGCCTTCGAAAATCATCGCAAAGCGCATAAAAAAAACCTCCGGCCGGAATACCTGCCAGAGGTCGCATTTTTCGGAAGTCAGGATGACCGGAACCGGGTTCCGGTCACTTCTCCTGGGCTTTGCGGATCGCCGCCGCTTTTGCCTCTTCGAATTCTACTGTTTCGTTAAACCAAAACAGGAATTCGTCCATATCCATGGCTTCCAGCCTATCATGGTCCCAGCCCTGTTCAACGAGGAAAACATGCTGGGCGGGATATGACAGGTCTAGTTCAGCGCCTTTCCCGGCTCCCCCTCGCTGTCACCTCCATCCTTGCCGCCAAAGACTTCGCCGATCAACTGGAGCATGTCGCCGGCAGGCACGAGTTCAGTGAGGTCAGTCAAGGTCAATTTTTCACCCTCGAAGCGCACCACCTCAGCGACAAACGAAGCCTGCGCCTTCGGGTTATCGCCCTTGGCGGTGCGATGTGCCCGCATCCAAGCGCCGTGATTAATGAAATTCAGCACCGTGCATTCAATCCCGCTTTCATCCAGTTTGACGGTGCGGCTACCAGCACTGGCTTCTTTATGGGCCTTCAGCTTGGCGCGAACGCCGGTCAGTTCTTCAGGCATGTGATTTTTCCTTTTCGGGTGCGTTAGAAATTGCGGATCACTGCCCGGCCCTAACGGGGCCAGACCGGAACGCCGTTGATGTTGTAGATGTTGTTCCAGGCGTCGAATTCGATGATCGGGACACTCGCCCCATAAACCGACTGCTTGAAAATCGAGATGGAGATGTCGTGCTCCTGGGCGAGGTTCTCGCCAAGCTTCGCCGTCCGCCCGCCCGTTTTCATGGTCTGAAAGCCGAGATGGGTGATGAGCGTATGCGACTGGTCGCCATTGAGGCCATCGCCGTCGAAGATATCGACATAGGAGTGGAGCTGCAGCTTGTGGACCTTGGTCGGGTTGAGGATCGACCGGGAAACCTCCTCATCCAGCCATTCGAAGGAAATCTTGCCTTCAATCGCCTCCACTGGGCGACCGGGCAGCTTCAGAACGCCGATCATGCCGAGCGTTTTATGTTCGACCTCGGTGTGACCGATCTCGCCCATGTCCAGTTCGGCCACCCGACCGCACACATCCACCTCGTTGATGTAGCAGTCGGCCTGCGTGATCTGTCCGTTTTTCCGTGCCATAGTTTATGCCTCCTGTCAGGCCGCGAGCGAAAGCGCGTCGGCAATGAATTTCGTATCGACGTAGGAATCGACGGTGATGCGCTCCATGACAGAGATCGGGTGACATTCGAGCCGATAGAAGAAGCGGCCATCCGCGATCTGCTCGGGCGTGTTCTTCGTCCGGTCGAAGCGGAAGGACGCGCCGTAAAACACGCCTTCGCCAACTTTGGAGCGCAGATAGGCGTTGACGCCTTCTTCCGCCGCCTCGACATTCTGGCGGGTGCCGAGCCGATCCACATAATTCATGAGGAAGAAAATGATCGCCTCATGCGTCATGTCGAGGATGCGGCGGGCATGGATGAAGTTCTCGACATGCGAGGATGACGGGAACGCAGCCGACCGGTTGCCGAAGGTGCGGAAGCCGGTGGCGAAGGAGCGCATCGCCGTGACGATGCCCGCTTCGTTCAGAAAGTTGGTGTCGTTCTGGTAGTCGGACGGATAGAAGTTGATCGGCACTTCCAGATCCACGATGCCCTTGATTTCGCGGTTCGATGACGAATGGTGCCAGCCCTGTTCGAGGTCGGTGGCGATGATGACGCCGGCCAGACGCGAGGACAGCGGGTCGAGCCGGGTTTCAGCCGCGCCGGCCGTGTCCTCGATCACGACATGCGGATAGGTCAGGATCGTGCGGGCGCTGGAAGTGTTGGCGATACCCGTCGCGCCGCGCGCCTCGACCGCCTGCTGCTTGGTCAGGCCAAGCGGTAGATCGGCAATCGCCAGCGCATTGAGGCGATGTGCCACCACATCCATTTCGGCACGGACGGTCGCAGCTGGCGAATAGCCCGGCGCGATGAGCAATTTCGGGAAATAGCCGAATTTATTGTAACACTCATACGCACCGGAAAATCCGGTTGCCTGCCCGGCCGGCGTGATCGTGCCGTTGATTTCCTGCGTCGTTACCTTGGACGGATCGGGCGCAGCGCCGTCCTTGTGCGTGTCCGGATCGAACACGTTATTGACGATGATCGTGCCGCCGTCGCCCTGGTCGAAGATGGCGTCCAGTGCGGCAGGGATCGTATAGCCCGCCTTGTGCGGCCCGAATGCCGCCGAGGCTTCAAGGTGCGATCGCACGATCATGCGCTTGTTGATGTAGCCGGCGCGCTTCTGGGCGGTGTCATGAACATCGTGAATGGGGGCCGTGCCGTTGACATATGTCACGGCAGATTTGACATCGCGAACGACCGTCACGCCGTCCTTGTGCTCAACGACCTCCGGGCCGTGGTGAAATGTTGCCGCCATAGGTCAGGCTCCTTCTACAGGGATATCGGCGGCAATGGCTGCGGTCTCGCCGTATTCGGCGACGAGCAGCTTGCGGTCGATCAGATTGCTAACGATCACATGATCTTCCGGCAGGCCGGTATAGGACGTACCGGGAAACAGCATCCGGGTCGGCTCGCCCTCGATGTCGAGCGGTGTGACCGGGCCGGTGTAGCGATAGGACTTTCGGTTCTGCGGCTGCTTTGCCATTCCTTCGTTCCTTCAGAGGGTTGAAAATGCGGGCCGCATGAGCGGCGCGGGTGACTGATTGGCACGGGCGACGGCGGGAAGGCCGAGCGCGATGCGGATTTCCCAGCGCCAGACGCCATCGTCCTCTCCCATCAACTGGTCGCGGGCTATGATGGCGGGACCGGCACCGGCGAAGGCGCGGCCCTGCAGGGCAAGGCGGATATCTTCCAGATGATTGTACGCGCCGCCTTCGCCGCGTAGCGACCGCACCAGGAGCACCAGCGAGAATTCCATGGTGCGGATCTGCGACGTGTTTGCCGGTCCCTTGGGATTGGCATAGCGCGATCCGGCATAATGGATCAGCAGCGCGGCTGGCAGGCCGGAAAAGTCGTAAAGCTTCGGATCGTTTGGAAACACCTCGACCTTGCACTGGCCGGAGACGTTTTCCTTCAGGAAGGCCAGAAGCGCGTCTTCGACCTGTTCGATGACCAGCGGCGGACGGACGGTGCGAAGGCTGTCACTCATGAGTGCCACCCATGAAGAATGCCGCTCACGCGGGAGGGTGGAATGATGGCGTCTACACGGGTCGAACCGGCCTCGCCGTTGACCGGCTCGCCGCCGATAGGCAGTTCGAATTTGCCTGTGGCGACGGCCTTGATGTTGGAGAGCGCCGCGTCGTGGCGTTCCTTCACGATATCAGAGACCTGTCCCTGACCGCCCGACTTGTCGCGCAGCCGGTAACGGGCAACGTCGCCGATCAGGCCCTTGACGAGCACAGGCGTGGTTTCCGGTGTCAGCGTCTCGATGACAGCATAGCGGGCACGGGCATAACCGATCAGAATATCCTCGGCATAGGCGAGCGCCGCGTCGATCTTCACCACATCGAGCGTGCGTCCGGCAGGATCGTTCAGATTGCCGATACCCGCGATCTGCGAGACTTCGGCAAGCCCGAACATCTGCGTAAATTCGTCAACCGTTAGAAATCGCGGCATTAGCGGGTATCCATTGTGAGAGAAAAAGCGAGCGGAGTGGCCCAGGAGAAAAACCACCCCGCTCGAAAGGCCCGGCTTGGGAGACTTCGGGACGGGCCTTATTCGCAATCGATACGGGTCGGTCGAAACACAGCGCGATTGATCGCCATAAAACCCTGCTCGATGTGGGTACGACCGATGGCGAGCCAGCGCTTATCGATGTCATCATTCGTCTGAAAGGCATCCAACAACCGCAACAGATGCTCTTCCAGTTCCTTGTTGGCTTTCACCAACTGGATCGCGCCGTCGGTTTGAGGCTGATAACCGGGGATTGGCAGACCTTCGTGTTTCGGCATCCCTATTTCCCCTCTTTCGCTGGTTTGGATGATTTACCGGCTTCATCTTCCGGCTTCGACTGAGGAACCTCGACCAGCTTCTTTTCTGCCGCCTCGGCTCGGGCGGTCGCGTCGGAGAGCTTCTTCTCCAACTCGTTGGTGTGCGTGACCATCTCCACAAGCTGACGGTCCCGTTCGTCGATGGTCTTGCGATACTCGGCCAGATCGTTGCCGAGTTTGGCGATTTCCAACTGATGCTTTGCCTTCATCTCATCGCATTCGCGTTTCAAAAGCCCGACAACAGCGGGGATCACTTCATCCACCATAGTCTCTGCAAGCACCTTGGCCTTTTGGGCCACCGCCAGATCGAATGCCGCTTGGGAATTGATTTCCAGCGACGTGTCGGACAAATCGACGTTGGCCACACCTCTAACCACTACCGGGTCGATAACGCCGGAGGCGGCAAGCTGGCGCGCGAACGTCGTAGTGACGGCGACAGTCTTTCCGGCCGGTTCTCTAACGCCGTCGATCTTGGCGGGGCCGGTCAGGGTGACGGAGATTTTCCGATCTTCCATATCAGCCTCCATCAAGCCGCTGTTCCAGCGTTCTGGATAAGGAACCCGGCCTCGGCACCGGTGATGGTGGCGCGGCGCTCGATGGTCGTCGGATAAATCCACGAACCGTTGCGATCCTCGAAATAGGGTTTGTTGACCTGCGGATAGCCAATCAGCTCGTAGGTATAGGCGTAGGCCGGCACCTGAAAATTGTTCCCCAGCTCAGGAACGTAAGCGAGGATGGCATCATCGCCCCATACATCATTGGCGAGTGTGCTATCGTCCGCCGTTTCGGGTAGATAGACGGCTGCGCCAACGACGACCTTCTTGACGTCGAAATACGCCGCCAGCATCTCGGTCGAAATGCTGTCCTTTGACGTATATTTGAACTGCTCCCTGATCTTCGGATGGCTCTTCAGCGCATTGGCCGCGTTCGGGCCGAGGGCCAGCGTGTTCGGATAACGCCCGACGGAACGGCGGATCGCCTCCTTCGCCGCGTCGAGATCGCCCTTCGGATCGGAATTCGGGTCCGTCCAGCGGTCCGGACCGATCAATGCCAGCTTGTGATTGGCATCGTATCTCGAAGCATCGCGGGCGAGCCTGGCGCTATCGACCTCCAAGGTTAGGTCGAGAACGTCGAGAACCATGTTGACGGCGCCGGCCGCGAGATCGATGCCGGGAACGGCATTGGCTTCTTGCTGATGTTCGACCGGGACAATCGCTTCAAGCGAATCCTGCGCCAGCGACACCGGATCGTCGGCATAGCCGTACTGGATGCGCTTGCGGTCGGCTCCCGGCGCACGGCGGGTGTTGAGCAGGCGAAAGCTTTCCTTGCCGAAACGGATCGTGCGCATGGAGCGGTTCGGGATCGACACGCGGGGCATCAGGTCGGCGGAAATGAAAGTGGAATTGCGATAGCCGCGCGCATGGGTCGAAAGGATAGGATCGACAACGGCGGCGGTACGCTGATTAAGAGCGGGCATGGACGTTCCTTCTGAAGTTCGGCGAGAGCCTATCGGAGGAGGATGGTGACGAATTCGCCGTCAGCCGCGCTGGTGAGTGCGGTGGCAAAGACGTTGACGGAACCGGCGGCAGCGGTCTTGACGCCGCCCGCCGCAGCGGAAATGAGCTTGTCACCCTTGGCGACGGGGCCGCGAGCTCGAACTCGCGCCGTGCCGATAAGCATCCCAGCCACGTCCAGGCCGATTTCGGTTGCCGGGTTGCAGGCGACGGCCTTCACGGGCGCATCGTCGGCGGTGACCTTGCCATCATTGTAGCCGACAAGGTCAAAAGCATCGAAAAGCGTGGTGGCGGTAATCGTGTCGCTAAGGACAGAATGAAAGAACTGCATGGCGTAATCTCCGGTTACGAAACAGCGGCAACGGCGTCGAGATAAGCCATGCCGGGATGGACCTTCTGGTAGGCGACCGCCTTCGCATGCAACTCCATGTCGGACGGATCGACGGGCTTGCCGTCGGCGGCGAAGGACGCGGCGCGCCCACCTGCGCCGGTCATTTCCGGCATGTCGAACGCGCCGAAGGAAACGATCTTCGGCTGCGCCTTCAGAATGTCGCGAAGCGCCTGGGCAACGGGAACGGCGGCTTCACCGGCAGCGAAGGAAACCGAGGTTTCAGCCGGGAGTGCGCCGAGGATCAACACGACCTTGTCCTTGCTGACCGGCAACAGCTTGCCATCCGCAACAAGGCTTTCGGCAAAAGAGGCGTTGTCGGCGTGCGCGGCTTCCTGCTCGCGCTTCCTGATGCGCTCTTCGCGCTCGGTCAGGGCGGCGTCGCGCGCGGCAAAAGCCGGATCGGGCGGTGTATTGGGTTTCGTCACGGGGAGAGGCTCCTTTTTGCGGGGAACAGGGGGTTCGGAAAAGGCCGGGCGGAGTGAAGGCTTCTCGATCTCGATTTCCGAAAGCCACTCGATGCGGAAAGCGGGCAGCGCCTTGTCGGCATCTTCCCTGCCAAATTTTTCGAGGATGAATTCGCGCAACATCTGGAAAAGACCGGCTGCATCCTCGAAACCGCGCTCGCCGAAATCGGCGCTCACGGTCACCGATGCGTCGGGCGCGGAAAACTGGACGTTCCTCAGGCCGGTCACAGCGGGAGCCGCGCCGCCGAGGAAGCCGATGTGCTTCGGATACCACGTGCCAGGCACAGGATTTGCGGCATGGTCGGGCCGGAAGAAGGAAAGGCTGACTTTTTTATAGCGCCCCTTTATAGCGCCCCGCCTTCACCGCCTCCGAAAACGCCGGCTCGATCTCACCCACCGTTGCATAGAGACGCTGCGCGCTGGCGTCATACTCAAATCCCTTTGCCCAGGCATAGGCCGGCGCGTCGGTGGATGGATGACCGACGACGCACGGCGCAGGGGCGGTTTCCGGATCGTAGCAGTCGGCAACCGCCTTCAGGTCGGCGGCGGTATAGGTGATCGCCGCGCCCTCCATGGGGGTGAAGGTGCCGGGGCGGAAAACCTCGATACGGGCGGTGGCGGTATTGGCGGACGTGGTCATGTCGGCTCCAGAAATCATCTGAAGCGACCTTGCCGTATGCCAGAAAGCAAAATGACCGGAACTGGGTTCCGGTCAATCGAACTGGTGAACTCTCAACCGACAATGCGTCAGGTCGCGGCGGGTTTCAAGCCGGATCGTTTCCGGCAGGTGCCATCACCGGCCCGATAGCCCGGCATTCGATTTCTAACGCGTGTCTAACGCGGGGTGAATCTGAAATCGGTAGATCGGGGCATTGGCAAGGCTTATGCGCATCCGTGGGCCAGAAAATCAAATGGCGTCATTCCACCGCCAGCCAGTCTTCCGCAATCGCAAAAATCTCTTCCTCGTCCCCGGTCGAGATGCCGACTGCCGGACGGGCGGGAATGACAGCGCCCGTCATATAGCCTTTCGATTCCCCGCCGAAATGCATCATCGCCGCCTGGACTTTTGCCGTCCCGACACGAACCTCCGTATCCGATGCTTCATAATTGTAGGAGCCACGCAAACCACCCGTTACCCGCAGGATAGGCGTTGGCCCATATCCCGCCGCTTCGCGCCGGGCAATGGTCACTGGCGACAACGGTGCCCACTTTTCCCCGTCCGGGCCTTGTTCGTTGTCAAAATTGTCGCCAACCGAATTCAAGAGATGCTCGCCCACATTGACATAAAATCCTCGCGGGCTTTCCATGCGGTCGATCAACTCCGCCAGCTTTTCGCGCATGTCCGTGTCGTCAACGGTAGCCTTGTAGCTGATGCCGGTCATGGACTTTTCCTTCGGATGGAACTATATTGAGGCCTGTCAGCAACGCGAGGACCGGTGATGGTCATGGTAGCTCCCTGACATAAGGTCGGATCACCCCGGCCTTTTATTATTCTGGCCGCTTGTAAATGAGTTTCCCCCCACGACGCAGGTCGATGCCTTTCAAGTTAGGCTTTCCAATCTCGCCAGTATTATAAGCGGTAGTTTCCTCCCAGAGCCTTTCTCCAATTTCAAAGACGATCATCAGGCCGTTTTCCGGGTCTGCACGAATATAGCGCCGATCCACAATCAACTCCTCAACCGCCTTGTCGACTGGGTCTTTTTTGCGAGCTACACCTAGCCAGATTTCATCGGGGTCCATGAGCGCCTCCGCCAGCAACCGTGTGACAGTGGCTCGGTGCCCCTTCCCAACCTTCAAATCGCCTTTGCGATCCCGAAAAAGCCGGTCGGAAATAGGTATTTTCGTACCGGCCTTGTCCTCGAACAGGACAGCCTTGCCGATGTCGGCACCGAATGGCTTCAGGAACGCCCGCACGTAATCTTCCGGCTGCAAGCCCTCTTCGAGGGGCTTTGCGGAAAACGGCTTGGCCTTCTTCAGCAAATCCTCAAGCGGCTCCGTAATATCGATTTCAACGGCCATCCGTGGATTGTCCAGCAGCTCGCGGCCTTCATCCATCAGGCTGGATGGCGTCAAGCCCCGCTCCCAGAGGTCACCGGGCATATAGTCCCAGCCATACCCGATGCCCTGCGGCTGCTCGATCAGCTTGCCGGTCATCGGATCAATGATCGGCTCCATCAACTCGACCGGCGCGGCGTCCGGCTTGTCCTTGCCCAAGCGCTTCAGGTCGCGCATGGAGCGCGAACGAACGCCGCAAGTGCAAAGCCAGCCGTTAGGCGGAAAATGCGTTTCCCAGAATGGATCGTCATGCGGAAGGCAGAGACCGTGCCATGCCTCGTGCTGAGGACGCGGCGATCGCGGTGTGCGGGTCTCGCCGTGGCGGTATTCCCAGATCGGGCGCAGCTTCAGTATGTCCGGATCGCGCATCTGCTTGAGCCGTCCGGCCATATAGGAGGTGCGGACATTGGTCTCGAAGATCACCCGCGTTCGCCAGCCGCGCTCGCCTTTATATTGCCAACCATATTTGGCGACGATCCGGTCAAAATCGGCCCGAAAATCCTCGATCGTGCGGCCCTTTTCGATCGCATCGGCAATTGCCGTCTGGAAATCGGAGAGCATCGCCAGATCGGTTGCACCGGCAATGACAAAACCGCGATCATGAACGCCGCGCATCGCGTCGGTCCAAACCTTCGTTATTTTGCCGCGCTTTTGGCGTAGATAGTCGATCTGTTCACGGAACGGTTGGTTGAAAACGTCTGCGTCGGCAAAGCTGGCCTCATCCTCGCCGTCCTGGTAGACCGCCTCGCGGCCATGTAGGGCCGCCAGCTCCAGCCCATCAGCTAGCAGTTTTCCTAACGCGGCGGGCGTCCATGTGGCGGCCAACTGGAGGACCGCGCGGGCGGCGGCGGGCAGATCGGCAGCGGCATCCAGCGCGGCGCGGATGGCACTAAGGCGGCGGGTGAAATGGCCGCCAGCCAAATCCTCGACCCGGCCGGCAATGTCGCTGACCGGATCTGGCTCGGCGGCAAAGCTTACCGAGCTATAGAGTTTTTTTTTACGTCGAGCGGACCAAACAGCGCGGCAAAGACCGGATTTTCCGCCGCAGCCTTTCGCATCACTGCATCGCGCTTGCCATTTTCCATGAAGGCGAAGCGAGCTTCCACGAGACAGTCGATGGCGGTTTGCGACAATGCATGGGTCAATTCGAACGACACGATGAATTCGCGGGCGTCGTCATCATCGTCGATCAAGGCCGCTGATTTTAGAATTTCGACCAGGGCGGCATTCTCGGATGACGCCGCCTCGGCCTTGGCCTTGCGGGTTTCCGCCTTAGCCTTTTCGTTGCTCGGTCGTACCCGCCAGACACGGGGAACGCCGGCGCCGGGGAAATTATAATCCACCAGCCACTGCACGAGCTGCTCATGCAAGGTGTCGGAGAGATGATCGGCATCGCTATCCACCAGCAGGTCGAGGATGCCGGCATGGGTTTCCGCCGCTGCCTTCGATCCAGCCGCGCCGATATCGGTCGTTAGCGTTTCGCCGAGGATGCAGATGGAAATCTGTTTGTCCCAATATTCCAGCCAATCCTGATAGCTGACCGATCCCGACCGCGCCGCTTCCAAAAATTTGACCGACGCACCGACCGGAACCGTGACGGCCGCGCTGGTCTTGATGCTGGCAAGCTTTTGCAGGAACTGGTTTTGCTCTTCCGACAGCATCCCATAAGGCGTTTCGCCAATGACGGTTGGACCAGCGAATTTTTCCAGAAAATGCAGCCAGAACGCCACCCCCTCGCGCTTGAACAGCACGGCCCAGAAGAGTTGATGCCCGAGGCCGAGGCCATAGGGATTGTTGCCGACGACACCATGGCGATGGACAATGAACTTGCGCTCGGGCAGTTCAATACCCTCGTTCATGTTCGTCCAGGTCAACAGCCGGGGACGCCAATCCTGCCCGAAGGCGAAACGCCGCTGATCATGGGTGACGATCTTTTCCAGCACGATGCGGTTGCCATCGCGCTTCCAGACGATTTCTGAGACGGCAAAACCTTTAAGGATCGCCCCGCCCGACAAATCCTCACAAATCCGGTCAAAGGGCAGATTTTCGAGCGTTTCGCGCACGAAATTCGCAGCCTCGACATCGAGGGGCTTATCCGACGCCGCTTCGCACTCCCATTCGCGCGCCACGAGCTGCTTGGTGCGCTTAGTGAGGCAGGCCGACGCATGGGTGTCGCGTTTGATTTCGTCATAAATCTTGAGCCCCTTGCCGCCGCCGCGCTGGATCAGCGTATCGTCGGCATGCTGCAAGGCACCGCTGTAAAACGGGATGGTGATATCGTTCTTTACGTCCGCGATCAGCGTACGGGCATCGGCAGGTAGGTTTTTGCGCTCGGCCGCCGTCACCTCTGAAAAGCTGGCTGTCTTGCGATTCTTGCGGCGGCTCATAGGCGGTATCCCTCAAGTCCTGAATTGCCAGCGCCGGCGGCGGTCATCATGCCACCACCGCCCGCACCAGCCTGCCCACCGCCCGCATAGTGGAGAGCGTGTTGCCAGAGCATGTCGAGACAGTCGGGGCCGTCATCATGGTCGGCGTCGGGCCATTGCTGGAGCTGGTCGATCAGCGTCTGTTGCGTCTGATTAAGGCGGATCAGGCCGTTCGCGATCGGCGGCTGAAGCCGCTCGATGCGCAGATCTTTGTCGGCGTTAGGAATGACGGGCACGGCGGATATGCCGACGCCTTGCTTGGCAGCGGTCATCATCAGCGTGGTCCGCAAAAATTCCTGAAACTGGACCGCCTCGACGAACCACAGCACGCAGCGATATTGCCGCTGCAAGGCGATGATGTCGGAAATGATGATATCCGGCAGGCGGCGGCGGATCGACGCTTCCAGCACATCCATAGTGCCATGCAACCGGTTGTACCCGCCGATCAGGATGGCGCTCGGGTCGCGTCCGTGACCCTTTTTGCCAAGCGACGGATCAACCGCCCCGAAATGGATCAAGTCTGGCTGCTGAAGTGTCCAGAAGGTCAGCTTGCTGAACGGACTGCCGGCATTGATCGGCTTGTTCTGATATTCGGTCTGGAAACTGTCGTGATCGGCGGCGCGCTCGAGCATGAGCCAGACGAGCGGCTGCATCGCGGGCCAGTTGACGATGGCGCCGGCGTCCATATCCGCCTTGTTGGCGTCGTAGAATGCGCGAGCGGCTTCCTCGCCGTCATTCTGGAAAAGCTCTTCGAACCTGTCCCACATATCCATGCGATCCGGAAACCGGATGACCGCCTGGAATTCGGCAACCCGCCAGACGGGAGATTTCGCGGCGCGCACCAGCACGGCGTCGTAGTGCAGCACCGTGCCGACCCAGACCACATCCATGCTGCCGTCGGGCGGACCTACCTTCAAGGCAGCGCGCTTGATCCACGTTTCCAGCTTTTTGCGCTGTTCGGGTGAGCGCACCGCCTCGTCATTTTCCAGATCGTCGAAGAACATGAGGTCCGGGCGATGCGGACCATGGCGGCGACCGCGCAGCTTCTGCACCGCGCCAAGCCCCTCGACACGGACATTGCCCTTGGTGACGATCTCGCCCTCGCGCCAGACCCGGCCCTGTCCGGTGGCGTCTGGAAAATCATAAGATAGGCGCGGGTTTTCGGTCAGTTCCGCCTTGATCGCCTCGATCAGCAGCGCGGCCTGCGCATAGACATCGCAGACCTCAAGGATATAGCGCTTGTGTCCGAGACAGATGCAATAAAGGGCAAACCCGAGCGACAGGTGCGTGGATTTCGACGATCCGCGGGGCGCGATAAACAAGTCTCTAACGCCCTTTTCAGAAGCGAGGATTTCCGGAACCCGTGCGAATATCGCCTTGTGAAAAAGGCTGTGCTCGCCCTTCACATAATGCGGCAGGTAGGTCTCCAAGAAAAACTGGAAGCCGGTTTCGGGATGCCGGACTTTAGCCAGGCGCTCGTCCCTAGCCTTCGGATCAGAGGCAAAGGCTGTAACCGACAGCTCGATCCAGCGCGAAAGCTCATCAGCCTTTTTGCTGATGAACTCCTGAAACTCTTTCGGGCTGACTTTCGCCTTCAGGACTGGCCGCTTGCTCATGATGCGTAACGGCTCGCCAGTCGTTCACCGAACGGCTCGATGATTTCCATGATAGCGGCGACATGCTGCGGGAAGTTTTCCTGAACGAACTCGATCAGGTATCCCATGACATCCTGTGCAACGCCAAGCTCGGAAATTTTTGGAGCAAGTTTCCCGGCGCTGGCGGTCATCTTCGTCATGGCGTCGGCAAGGGCCACCAGATGGCTCACCTTCTGCGCCAGTGCAAGTTCGCCGTTCTTGATCTCGTCAAGCAGCGACTGCGCCATAATCATGAAGTCTTCAACGACGCTGGAAACCACCGTCTCAATGCCTTCACCGGCGATGACGGAGGCCGAGCGCGCAATATCCCAATCGTCGCCGTTTTCCTTGGCAGCTTTCTTCCACCGGCCAAATGTCGCCTGCGAAATGCCGAGTGACAAGGCAATCGTGGCAGCGGTCATGCGGCGATAGATATAATCCGAACGGGCCTTGCGGCGGGTATCCTGATCGCTCGCCATTATTTGCCCCCCTTGCCGAGGCCGAGGATATCCTTGATGAGCTGCGGCGGATTGGCGGATGCCTGCTTGAGCCAGAGGATGAGGTTGCGGCCCGTGATGCCGTAGGCGGCGGCGACGGCATAGCCCCACGATCCGGGGTTTTCCGCCACGCCCAGAAGGTCGAGCGTCAGTTCCGTGGCGACGGTGGCGACGAAGACGCCGGCGATGATCGAGCCGATAGCCGTCAGCGGGCTATGGGAGCGCCACTCAAGCAGGACCGACAAGGCCGCCGCGATGGTGGAGCTTAAAAGTGTCGCGACTTTCATGCCGAAAATGGTTTCAGGCCCTGTCATTTATTTCCGTCCCCTTATGGCGGCAGCAATCGCGTTCAAGCCCCCGCCAAGAGCCTGAATTCCGAAAAATGAAAGTAGGATCGCGCCCTCCCATTCGTCGAAGGGCGCGGGAAACTTGGCGATCCGCCAGCCTAGCGCAAAGCAGGTGTCGAGCGTCACCAGGAGCAAATGCAGCGCGAAGCAACCGGCGATGACCGCCGTGATGAACCGCATTTCCCAAAATCCGGCGGAAGCCAGCCGGATTTCCTTGGCGTTTCGCGCGGCCTCGACATGCCGGGTCACGTCCGCGATCGCGGCATCGGCAACGAGCCGCTGTTCGTCGTTTTCGGCCTTGAGCTTCATCTCATAGGCGCGGGTGAGCGCGCCCATGAGATCGCCGGTGAGCCATTGCAAGAGGGAGGAGAGCATCAAATCTCCTTCAGGCGGTTGACCGACCAGCGGCCCGACGCGAACATATAGACCGCGCCAGCACCAAGAAGCAGGAGCAGCGCGGTAATGCCGAAAGCCCAGGGATTGTTGATGCCGACGATGCCGGATGCGACAGCCGTGCCGACCGTGCCGCCGATCAGGCTCTTCACTGAGCCACTGGCAGCGGGCGGCACATCGTCGGCGGTGGCAAGCGCGGGACTGACGTCGGGCAGTTCTTCCTCTTCGCTCGCGGCATCGATGGCGTCGAGGAAGTTTTTATGGTAGCCCGCGATGAGCTTGGCTTTGTCGGTGCCATTGACGATCCGGCGCGCATTCACTGGATCGTCCACCGTGTCGCTGAAATAGTCCGGGAGCCGTTTGCCGGTAAAAATACCTTCCGTCATGCCGACGATGGCGATCCGGGCGCTGATGACCGGGTCCAGCGCCTTCGTCGGGTTGGTCACCAACTCGAGACCAAGACGTTTGCCGAGACGCCAGTAGTTCCGCTCATGCGTGATCTGGATGAAGCCGCGCCCGAAATGGCCATCACGCCAATAGGGCGTTTTAACGGACGGAAGATCGCCCTTCTTCCAGGCATTTTCGAGCCGATTCATTGCCTGCGTATCGGACGAGGCAAAGGTTTCCCGTACGGGCTGCATGCGTCCGCCCGTCTCGTGGAAAATCTGGGCAAGGATGTTGGCGAGCCAGCGCCGGTCGGTGAGGTGGTAATAGTCCCACTGGCTCAGAATGACATTGATGCCGTCGATCTGCGCCTGTGTCAGCCGTCCGCCGAAAGGTGCGCGGCGCAAATAGGAAAAGAAGGTAGTCGGGTTTTTGATCGGGGACACGGGTTGCCTCGCGGAGCAGGATTGCAATGCGAGGACTTTGGCGCGGTCTCAAAAGCAAAATGACCGGAACAAGGTTCCGGTCAGCTATCATCAAATTCAAATAAAGCCATCTGGTTGCTCGGCGGTCCATTTGCCGCCTTGCGGACCCACCGCTGCGTTATACCGAGGCGGCGGGCAATTTCTCGCCTGGACAAACCTATCGCCTCCAGCCGCTTGATTTCGGCCCGCGCGCTACGAGGCGGACGGCAATGCGGCACGGACAAGAGATTTCCGCCCATATAATTGCATATCGCATAGCCATCCTCCTTGCCAAGAGCCAGAATGACCGGATGCTGGTCATGCGGGTTCTTCGGGAACTTGATTTCCTGCCCGCCATAGACCTGCACGATCTTGAGCGCCAGGCGCACACCGATGGTATCCGCGATCATCTCAATCGATGCCGGCAACGCCTGCAAATCGGTCATGCGGCACCCGTTAAAAACGATTGTCCGCAATGCGGCGCAACTGCTATGCGATCGCCATTGGAAACGGGGACATCACCATGAAAACCATACTTATAGCTGCCTTGCTGGCCCTCGCGCCGACGCTGGCATTTGCCGAAACCAATCTGGAGGATTGGCAGAAAGTTGGTCTGGAAAAGATCAAAGGAGAAAAGAAAGTACGCGATGCTATATGGTCGCAAGGCATCAGCCTTTGGGTTGCGTTGGATGACGACGGAACCAAAAGAAGCGGTTTTGGTGAATATCTTTGCCTTGTTCTCAACCAGGCAGGACGCCCCAAGGGTAGATTTGTAGCAATTTCGCTTCTCGACTACGCGGCAATGTTGCGACAGGAACACAAGGAACTGGGCAAGGCAATTTGCCAATAAACGCGTCATATCCCGCGCGCCTCCATCGCTTTCAGCGCCTTAATTATAGGGTCGGCCTGTTCAACGGATAAAAAATCCGGATCATCAACCGGCGCGCGTCCGCTAACGAAGGACCGCAAGGCGGTGCGGGAACCGTCCTGAATGATACCCTTGCGGTGGCAGGATCGCCAAAGCGCGTGGATCAGCCGGATATAAGGTTTGTGCGAGGCCGGGAGTTGCTTCCCGGCCTTTTTGATTTTGAAGCCACGGCGCTTCAGTTCGTCGACCACGGCGATAAGCTGGCGCTCAGTCATGGCGCGCAAGGAATCGACGCCGGTCACGCGCATGTACATGGCGCGCTTGGTGTCATCATCCAGTCCAAGCTGCTGACAGGCGATATTGATGATGGCCTTGCTGTTCATTTCCGCGCCGCCCTCTTTCGCCGGATGTCATAAACTTTAGAAAGATCATGAAGGACGCTGACGCGGATACGCTGCTCTGCTGCCTCTACCGCCCGGCATGGTCTGGCGTCCAGATTGGAAGCACAACGGCACGAACCGTTTGCGAATTCGCAGACCAGTCGCCAAACCGGCTCCGGTGCGGGCGCGCCAGTGGAGAGAAGATTGGCTTTGCCAGTCACTTCGCACCGCCAATCAGCTTCTGCGGCTCCCGGCCGCGTACGCCATGGGCGATGTTGACGTTGTCGCCCGCCAGTGCACCGGCATACCGGGCATGATCGAAGCGCGGCTTATACGCTGGTGTCTTTACCGACCTCGTCTCGGGATAGCGGCGGTCGCGCTCCGCCTCGGCTTGCTGGATTTCCCTCGCCGAGATGCGTGGCTTGAACAGATCGAGTAGCCGCATCGTGAGGCTGAAAACCAGACCCGAGGTGAATTCAGCAGAAGCCTGCTTGCGCGTGGCCGTCGAACGGCGGCGGCGGTAAAACTCGCTCTTCTTGAATTTTTTCACCTCATGAGTGATCGCAGTTTCGCAAACGTCATGAAGATAAGCAGCGATTTCTGGCCCCGGCTCTTTGCCGATAAAGATGATGACACGGCCATCCAGCGAACTGGAGAGCATCGCGGCGGTGTTCGTGCAACGGGCAATCGCAGCCCAAAGAGTGGCGCGCGGCGAACGTTCGGAGGCATGAAGACGCGCCGCCTCCTGCGTCATGTCCAGTTCGTCGTCGGACAAACCGTATTCCCGCATCAGTTCGGCCATTTTGGCGGCGGCTTCCATGGCCTCCGCCTCGGTGCAGCCGCGCGCCGTGGTGCGCTGACGCAAGGCATTGATGCGTTTCCGGAGAGCTTCGCTGATCATGCCGCACCTGCCGTTCTAGGGCAGTTCAAAACGGCCATGAATATGACGCGTCTCGCAATTCTAGCCGTCATCGTTTCGATGACCTCATTCGAAGCCGAAGGATTGCAGGCCATAAAAATGCCGGCGATCGCATCTGCCAGAAGCATCATGGCTTCGCCGTGAGGCATTCCCGCCGTAGCAGCGGCTATTTTCGAAAGCCGCTGCTTGTCAAAGTCAGAACGGACTCTAGCCATGATCACTTCCTGCGTGGTCACGATCTTGCGCTTGAGTTCGGCCACCCGACCTTTCCAATAGGTCATCTCGCGATCACGCCGTGTGCCGCTATCGATCATATCGGCGCAGAAAAGCTGCGTCTCGGCGCGTTCCAGTTCCTTCTGCAATGTCTCGAGCGTTTCCATCACGCCCTCGCAAGTTCAACGGCGGCGGAAATGTCGGCCTCGAACGGCTCGACGATGAAGTCCTCGCCAGCGGTGCCAATGCCAACGCCGGCGATCATCCGGGCGCGATCAGGATCGGCCAGGAGCGCTTCCTTATTCACCTCCTCCTTCGTGCGGAGGAAATCCGCTGAAAAGCCCAGTTTCTTGATCGCCTCGATTACCCGATCCGCCCCGGTGATGCGCACGCTAGGCGGACGAAGCCGCCAGCTCACCTTGCCCGTGCCCAGATCGGCCGTCTTGGTCCGACCACCAGCGGTCAGTGCATCACGGTTGGCTTCCGCCCATACTTTCAGCCCTTCTGTTTGCGCCGCGACCTTTTCTTTCAACGGAGTGGCCTGCTTTTCCGCTTCGGCCTTGAGGCGGGCCATCTGATCGTTCATATCGGCCTCAATGCGAGCGATCTGTCGGTTCGCCTCGCCGATATCGCGCAGCGCTTGCACAGCGTCCTCTCGGTTCTGCGGTACGGGCAGGTTGACCCCAAGGGTCTTTGTCTTTTTAGCCATTTCTGGTTTCCTTCGGTTCAGGCAATGTTGCTGCCGCCGTCGCCGTCTGGGACAACGAACAGCCGGGGGCGTTTCGGGTTGGGAAAGGGAATGACGGTTTCGTCGGTCGCTAAGGGCGCATCTTGGGCGCACTTTTCCAGATGCCGCGCCACTCGCTCATAAGTCGTCAGGGCGAGAATGTAGGATTGCACCTGGGCACCGGTGAAAAAGACCGCGTTGCCGTTCGACCGGAACGAAACTGTTTCCATCTCGGAACGCAACTCACGCAGGCAGTCAGACAGCGACATCTTTCACCTCGATATTGATGGAGACGGGGTTTTGCGAGCAGCGGCGGCATGCCGCCCAATGGCGCAGCTTGTCGGGATCGCTGGTCGGCATGGGCGCGCTCGCATTATCGCGGCAGGCATCCGGCGCCAGATCGCTGCGAAGGTGTGGGCACCACACTTTTTGGGCGTAGAGCGCCATGACCTTCGGCGCGAGCTTGACTGACACCTTGTCCATGCGGGCCGAGTATTTCCCGGCGACGATCAGGGACACGGCGGTGCGCGAAGTGCCGAGTTCGTTGGCAATGGCCTGCTTCGTCCGGCCCGGCTTCTCGGTTTCCGCCTTCAGGACATCGACCCATTTTGGATCGGCCATTCGCATGAGGGTCATTTGTCGCATGACACCTCCTCGGCGAATTGGCGCAGGTTATAATCCCAGAGCGCCCCCTTGTGTGTCCGCCACGCCGGCGAAATCGGACCGGTGTCCTTCACCAGCCGAAACCGCTTGGAGCTGCCACCGTTGCGGTGCGTTCCGCGCTGGCGAGTAGGCAGTTCCGCCACATACCCGGCACGGCGAAGCAGCCTGATATACTGTCGCACCGCAATATCCGGATAGCGTTCGTCGCGGGCAGCGGCCATGACGATGTCGCCCACGGTAAAACTCGGGCTTATCCGTATGGCGTTCCAGGCCCGCTGGCGAAGCGTATTCTGGAGCGGTTTGCGAGCGATGCAGGTATCCGGCCCGATCGGGCCACCGGCGATCTTTTCCCCGTTAGCGGCTGCGTTCAGACCGGCTTGTGTCAGGCGATAACAACCCCTTTCTGTCCGATCGAGATAGTCGCGCTTGATCAGGATGGAAGCGCCGCCCCAGATTTGCCGCCTGCTCAAGGGCAGCACCGCGCCAATCTCGTCTACCGTCCGGCACGATCCGTCGCTCAAACACTGCAGGACCATGGTGGGGATTTCTCCCGGAGCGTATCTTTCCATCAGAACGCCTCCGGAACCTTGACCGCCTGACTGCTCCGGCGGTCGGTGAAGATGACCTGACCCGCCATGTCGGCAAGCGTGACGCCCTCCGGCCCATAATCGAAGCGCAGGCCGAAGCGTTCGATATTGGCGATGGCTTCCAACACTTCGCGGTTGTAGCCGCCGCTGACCGTATGGACGAACTTGATGAGATCGTCGGCTACCGGCACCTCGCAGCGCGCCGCGACCAGCGCTTTCACGTCTGCTTCGGTCATTTTTTCAAAACGGACCCGCTGCGACACGCGCGAGGCCACTTGCGGGAAACGGCCAAGGTGGTCGTTGACCTTTCCCATACCGACCAGGACGGTCGGCAATTCGATCATGTCGGATATGTCCCGGATCGTTTCTAGAATGCTGGGTTTGTTGGAAACGTGATCTGCCTCGTCGATGACGAGCCCGAACGCGCGCCGCCCCATCATGGCCGCGTCCTGGCGCAGCGCCAGTTCTTCTAACGCCTTGGCATATTTCTTGGCAAAGGCGTGAGGCGGATGAACCCGAAGGCTCTCCAACAACTCGTTCATGAACCACGCCGGCGTCCATTCCTTCTTGGCGCGCAAGTACACGCAGCCATTCTGCGCCACCCAATGCTTGAGCGTCGTGGTTTTGCCGAGACCCGGCAAACCATCGACAACGACGAGACAGGCTTCCTGCGCGCCGCGCTGTTCCAGTGCGGCAAGCGCGCCCTGGTAGCGCTTCACGTTGGATGTCTCGACAAACTGGTTTCTCATGCCTATTTTCCCTGTTAGTTGAGGCTGTCAGGCTACGGCGCGGATGACGTTTCGAAGGGCATCCACGTCGATGCCTGACAGCCGGAAATGTTCAATTGCGGCAGGGCTTTGCAGGCACCCGCGCAAGACGCGAACTTGGTTACTCATTAGCTCGTCGGGATGGTCGAGCGCCCACATGGCAAGCTCGACATCGGAACTGAAGGTCCGCCGTTTCGGCTGGACCTGTTGTTGAGGCTCGCGGTAGTCCGCAAGCACCTCGACATTCGAGGCGGTGACCAGTTCCGGCGTCACGTCGATGATCGGCATGGGCTGGATAGCGGACTGTTCGATGAGATAAGGCGTAATGAATTCCGCCTCGGCATCCTGAAGCTTGCTCTGAAGACGCTTGACGCGGCCCTTCTGGCGCTTTTCTTCCGCCGCCTGCTGGAAGGTCAGCGGGACATAATCCCGCTTGTTACCGGTGTAATCCGCAACGCAGATCAACGGGCCGGGCTGGCCTTCATCACGGTCGATCTCACGCACCCAAACAAAGCGCGCCTGGTCAAAGTCGTACCCGACCATGACCTCTTCGCCGTGATATGCCTCCAGCGCTTGGTGGTAGTATTTATTGTTGTTCCACTCGACGAGGCCGCGTCGCGCCACCCGGATTTCGTAGGGGCGGAACAGATCGTCCATCTCGTCAGCCACAACCGGCACCGGCTCGAAGCCGTCCGCGACATGCTGCGCCCAGAACTCGTTAGGCGAATAATGACGGTACTTGCCGGTCGCCTCGTCCATGAAGCGCGGCAGTCCGCGATGCGGTTTGGCGTTATATTCGGCAATCGCCTCCGCACACATGGCGCGGAAATTGTCCCATGAAGGCAGCAGGCGTGACATGCCGAGCAGCTTCAAATCCTGCCGTGTCGCCTTGTGCGCGGCCTTCGCCGCTTCCTTGTCCATCGGCGCGCCGAGATAGGTCGGCAGCTTCTGGGCAAGCGGGTTCCAGACGGTGCCATTGAAACGTTCGATGATACCCTTGGCCTGTGAGTTATATGGCAGGGCATGCATCTTGGTGATGGCAAGCCGGCCCATCAGGCCGTTCACATCCGCGTCGAAGGTCTTGTTTTTGTAACCGGGACCACGATCGGTATAGAAAATCGCCGGAATGCCGTGGCTGACGCAGGATTTGCGCAAGGCTTCCGTCACCGAGATGACGTTTTCCTTCAGGGCAATGGAAAAGCCGACACATTTGCGGGTTGCCACATCAAGCATGGACGTGATTTCCGGCTTGAACGCCTTGCCGGTGATTGGATGCGCGACCTCGGCGTCGAACGTTTTGCCGTCAGCCGTGTAGATGGTGGTCGGGAACAGGTTTTCCGTCGAACGCTGGATGTAGGCCAACCGCGAGCGCAACGTTAGAAGCCCCTCGCGACCGACATTCTTCTCAATGTCGTTGAGCTTGGTTCTCAACGTGTAACGGACCTTTTCGACGGTCAGTGTGGTGGCAGGATTTTCCTTGCGGTATTCCGCCAACGCCTCGCTTGCAGCAGGTTTACCTGGCTTGGCATAATGCGTTAGAAATCCCCTGAACTCTTCGGAGACCGGCTCTTCGGCCTTGGTCAGCGCAGGGGCAAGCGCGGTGATGCCGGCGCTGTCGCGCTGACTGTACCAGCGCTGAACGGTTCGCAAAGACACTTGAAAATCATCCCCGGCCCGGTCATTTGCCAGCCGCAAAGTATCTTCCAGCAGGCCGAAGCCTGCCGGATCGGCAAGAAGAGAAACACGCTCCAGCAACATGCGCTCGCGGGCTGCCAGTGCCTCACCAGCCTCGACCTTTTCCAAGGCGGCTTTGCGCTCGGCATGTTCCTCCTGCGCGCGAACGAACATCATGATGGCTTCGCGCCGCGCGGCCATGCCGTTGATGGTGATATAGCGGTCGATGGCGGTGAGGATTTCGCCGCGCGCTTCCATGGCCTGCCGCTGGCGGAACCGCAACGACGTAACTGGCAGAAGCGCGACCTTCCGCTTCTCTACTTCACGCCGACGCTCCTGCGCGGCAATCAAAACCGTCTTGATTTCAAGCCCGTCGATGACGTTCTGCATGACCTCCGGCAGCAGCGAACGGTGGTATTCGCGACCGCCGCCGCCTTCACGACCGCTTCGGATGCGGCACTGGTTGTCGGGAAGGCCATTCCAGCCATGTTCATTTGCATGGCGCTGGACGCTGCGCTCTGAACGCGGGAAGCTGGTAAGCCCACGATCATCGGCAATTTTCGCCAACTCTCCGGCGGTGAACCATTCTTTCATCGTCTTGCCTTCCTGCTGGCGGCGAGCGCTCGAATGCGAGCGTCCACGTCGTCGCGATGATCTTCTAAAAGGCGCTCTTCGATCAGATCGGCGTATTCGTCTTCGATCACGGTCAGGCCGAACTCTCCCGGTACAAAGCCGAGCAAATCCTTTGCCCCGGTCGCCTGGACAAGGGCGATGAAGGCGTCGAGCGGAATGCGATGCCCTTCCGATCCTTCGGAGGTCCATTTGTAGAGCGTGGCCGGCGTCACTTCGCGGTCCAGAAATTCACTCATCTTCTGCGCCACGGTTTCCCGGCTAAGCCCCTTTTCATCGCGGACATCGCGAAGGGCATGGGAAATCAACCGTGCAATTTTGCTGTCGAGCCGCCCGCGACCGATCACGTCCGCGCTGTATCCGACCGCCACCTTCGGCGGCTCCCAGCTGAACAGGTCTTTGGTGAGAGGATCGCGGCGGCGGGACATGATCAGATGCGGCCCCGGCGCTGGAGAGAAGCGACAATGCGCTCTTCATGCTGCTCGACAACCTTGTCCAGTTCGGCGTCTTCCAGCTTGGCAAAGAATTTGCTCAACACGGTGATGCTATTTTGCATTTCCGCAAGACGCTCATCGACAACCGCTGCGACCACCGTGTCCGGCATCGCCCTCAGCGTATTCTTGACGGTATCGACCTTCTTTTCCGTAGGCGTCAGCACAACGCCATGGGCGATGATCGTTAGCGCGTCCGACACATTGGTCGCCTTCGGCGGATCGCTGAATAGAATGTCGAGGACCTTCGCCTGATCGGCATGGGACTGCTCGGCAAGCTGCTTCAGCCCGGCCTGATGATCGGCCAGCCATGTCCCGGCGCAACGTTTGCGCGAGGCGTCGGACAGGTCTTTCCAGATTTTAACGGCGAGTTCGATGGAGCGGCGGGAAAGGCTTATTTTGTCGGCAGTGGCGGCGGCGAAGCCAAAGACCTCATCGCTGTCAGCGGCAAGCCGCAATTTTTGCGTTTTGCCACCTGTATGTTGATTGCCCCGGTCACCGCCATGTTTCGCATCGGGGTACAGACGCTCATAGACCTGCTTTAACTCGAATAGATGATGGCAACGGTCGAGCACCTTCAGCTCATGCCGCCCGAGATTCTCCATCACCTCTTCAAGGCGCGCTTCATCATCGGTCGCTGCGGTCGAAATGGTCGCGGGGATCATCTCCCATGCCAACATTCTGAAAGCTTCAAGCCGCTTACGTCCGGCGATCAGGCGAAACCGATCACCGACTAAGCGAACGCGGATCGGATGCTGAAGGCCTGATGCTGCAATGATGAACGCGAGAGCCCCGGCTTCGTCTTGGTCGAACGAGCGAGCGCGATTATCAGGAATGTCGATGTCGGAGAGCTTGATATCTTGAATGGCGGAAATGCGGATTTCCGGGATGGCGACATTGACATGAGTGGTCATGCGTCACCGCCTTCCGGCAGATGACCAAGCTCGCGCGCCATAGACAGATAGCCCGCCTTGAAGGCACGCCACGAGGTAAATCCGTCCGGGCGCGTATAGGCAGGAAGGTCCACATTCTCCCACCAAACATCAAAAGCCTTCTTGGCTCGCTCGACGATGTCGCGTTCGGATGCATACCCTTCCATGGCATTGCGGGCTTCTATGTCGCAGATGTCAGAAGCTGTTTCATGATTTGCCATCAT